GAAAGGAAATCTCTCTCACCCGGTGGGAAAAGGTGAGGGACTCGGGGATCGCTCCGGCATACTGCACAGACCTAAAAGGATCAGCACAAAAGCGGAGAGAGTTCATAAGGGGAGCCGAGTTGATGGGCTTCGCTAACAACCCGGACACCCTCAAACCGCAGCAGCTTCGCACCGCAGATCTTCTGAACAGCGACCTAGACTCTTTCGTCATTGAGAGCCCGCGCCGAGCCTCCAAGACCACCTCAATCCTCCTCGCCCTTATCGGCCGCTGTGATCTGCGCCCTGGCTATCAGGTGACATTCTCAGCGCAAAGCGGCGTCGCATCCTCGCGCCGCTTTCGGGAATGGGCCAACAGGCTCGACCAGATCAACCCTCCAATGTTTGACGATCCAACCAACAGGCCCAGACCTATCTCCAGACACCTCTCCCTATTCGGTGACGATCCGACCGCAAACGTCGACCGAGGTTTCCGCATACTCCGAGGTGCAGCGAACCAACGCATCGAGTGGGCCAACGGATCCAGCTTCATCGTCCTAAGACCAGAGGCATCCAGCTATCGAGGGGAGGCCGCCGATGTCTCTTGGATCGACGAGGCCCAAGAGATCCTTCCCGCCGATGGTGAGGATCTACTAGCAGCTATCCTCCCACTGCAAGACACCAAGGTCGGTGCAGCGCTCATCCTCTCGGGCACCGCAGGCGAAGCAAGGACCGGGATCTTCTGGGACTACCTCACACGCGGCAGAGACAAAGATCCGACCGTGGGGATCCTCGACTATGCAGCGGCCGAAGATACACCGTGGGAAATCATCGAGATCGAGCATAAAGCTATGGCACTACTGAAGACGGTCCACCCTGGCATCGACACCCTGACCACGATGGACAAAATGCTTAAGAACTATCGCTCAATGTCGAAGCCTCAATGGGCGAGAGAATATCTGTCAATGTGGCCGGAGACTTTCGGCATCACCGCCGTCAAGCCGGAGCAGTGGACCCACGCAACACTCAAGACCAAGAAGGCGAAGCCGGTCAAGGTTGCCTTCGGCCTAGCAATCAAGCCCGGCGGGTCGACCGCCGCTATCGTCGCAGCGTGGCGAGACAAAGCCGGAGCCGCCTACGTCGAGGTAGTCGAGCACCGGCAAGGGACCGCCTGGCTACCCAAAAGGATGCAGGAGCTCACCCAAACCTATCGAGGGTCTACCGTTGCCTATGACGACATCGGGGAGGGCAAAGCGACGGCCGTCGAGTGCGCACCCCTCCAGCCTCGAGTGCGGCTCAAAATGCAGACCTACCGGGAAACCGCAGCAGGGTGCATCCAACTACTCCGAGACCTCGACCGTGGCACCCTGTTTCACTTCGACCAGATATCCCTAAATGAGGCCGTGGTCAAGGCAGGCAAGAGAGAGATACGAGGCGACGCCGGGCAATGGCTATGGACCACCCTCACACCGGGGGACGACATTACCACGCTAGACGCAGCGACGAGAGCTCTCCGCAACTGGGACCAGTACTTTAGCAAGAGCCCCACAGCGAAACCGGCCGGGATTATCGTCGGATGATTCACTTCGACAAGAGCGAAGAATCGGTGGTGATCACCTGCGACGACTGCAAAGACGCATGGGCGAGCGCACACTCCAACCTCAACGCAGCAGCCCGCGCCTCGCTAGTCCATGAGCGCGACGTCCACCGAGTCTCTAGCGGCAACACCCAAGGGTACGCGATCATATACAGCGCAACGCGGCGAGGCCGAAAAGTGTCAGAGGTTTGGGGCACACTGTAGGAATGGCTCTCCTGGATATGTTTCGGACCTCTCGGCAACGCGCAGAGATCGCACCGTCCTTCCTCCCTAACGCTATGGCAAGGACCGGGATCGTTACACCCTTCGCCGAAGGGCAGCTCCAAAAGTTCGTATGGAATGATATCTTCGGCACCGACGCCGTCCCCGTGACTCGCATCGAAGCGATGAGCGTCCCCTCTGTAGTCGGTGGCCGTGGCCTACTCCTTGGAGCTCTCGCAGGGCGGCCCCTCCGAGAGCTCCAAGGTCAAGAACTAGCAAAGCCTCAACCCTCCTGGCTATACCGAAGCAACACCGACGTGTCGCTCTGGCACCGTATGGCGCAAACCTACGACGACTGGATCTTCTACGGCGATGCACTGTGGGCGGTCGAGCGTGGCGCGCGCGATCAGATCACCGACGCCGTACGGATCCCCCGCGACCGCTGGAGTATAAACACTGAAAACGTCATCCTAGTGGGCGACACCCCAGCCGATAAAGACCAAGTCCTCTATCTTCCAGGCCCGTTCGACGGCCTGCTCAACGTCGCCGCCAAAAGCATTCGAGCAGCAGTCGACCTCGAAGCGTCATGGGCAGGCAGAGCTCGCACACCAGCGCCCGCGATCGTCCTCAAAGAGAAGGAAGATAACGGCATGGACCAGGCCGAGGCCTCCCAATATGTCAAGGCCATAGCTCAAGCCCGCAGAGACCCAGAGGGCGCCGTCATGTTCGTGCCTTACTCACTCGACGTTAGCTTCGAGGGTGACACCGCCTCCGACCTGATGATCGAAGCCCGCAACGCGGTCAAGCTCGACGTCGCAAACTTCCTCAACCTTCCAAGCTCACTACTCGACGCAGCACTCCCGAAGGCCTCACTGAACTACCAAACCCAAGAGGGCAAAGAAAAAGATCTCACCGACCGCCTCCCCTACTGGACCGAGCCGATGGAAGCTCGCCTCAGCATGGACGACGTCACAGCGCGCGGCCGCCGTATCCGCTTCGAGTTCGATGCAAACCCAGAAAAGCCCGGCAATCAAACCGGCCCCTACGCGGAGGACTAAACCCATGACAATCGCCTATATCGAAGCCGGATCACTCAGCGCATCCTTCGCCGATCGCATCGTGACAGGACTCCTGCTCCCCTTCGGAGAGTTAGGCCGCACAAACCTAGGCCGCTTTACGATTGGCGGCCCCGGCATCATCACCATCCCGGAAGACGTGAGCGTCCTCCAGGCAAACCTCGAGCACGACCAATACGAGCCGGTGGCAAGGTTTCTCACCACCACCGAAACAAGCGCCGGTATCGTCGCTAGTTTCCAAGTTGGCCGCAACCCAGAGGGCGACGCACTACTCGCAGAAATCGAGGAAGGCACCAAAACAGGCCGACCTAAATCACTATCAGCGGAGGTTAAGAACATGGTTATCAAAGCAGGCAAAGCACTGGCAGGCACCCTCACCGGCGCAGCTTTTGTGAGCAAGGGAGCCTTCCCTAGCGCACGACTGGCAGCAGCCGACACCGTCGACGAGGAAATCCTCGACCGTATCGACGAAGAACTAGCAGACGAACAGCCCGCCGATCTTCCTCTCATGCCAGAGCTCACAATGGATGAGTACACCGACGAAGACGGCAACGTATGGAACCGCACAATCTCCCGGACAAAGACGGCCCTCGACGGCGTCGTCACGATCGAGGAGACCATCACCCTTTCGCCCATCGAGTTAGACGTAGAACCCAACCCAGAAGAACCGGAGGCACCAGATATGACTACAGAACCCCTCGCAGCGGCGGCAAGAGTTCCCGCCGCACTCGGCACCCCACGACGCGCAGCACCCGCCGCCGCGTCTCTCAAGGCAAGCGATATCTTCCAGATGATCGCCTCCGCCCACCGCACCCGCGAACCTCGCCTCATGGCAGCACTCGAGGACGTCAAAATCAGCGGATCCGGTGCAGTTGGCACCGCGACCGTCGTCCCCCAGTACGTTGGAGAATTGTGGAGTGGTCGCCGTTTCCAGCGCAAAATCATTCCCAACCTGGCCTCGGCAGAGCTCACCTCGACCAACGTGATCGGCTGGAGATTCACCACCAAGCCCGTCGTCGCACAGTGGGCAGGCAACAAGGCAGACGTTCCCTCGAATGCACCCGTGGCCGAGTCCTACACCGTCCCTCTCCAGCGCTTCGCCGGAGCCTGGGACATTGCTCGCGAGTTCGTCGACTTCGGACAAGTCGACGTGATCGCCTCAATGCTTGGCTACGCGGTCGACTCCTACGCACAACAGTCCGACATCTACGTCCTAAACGCAGCACTCACCGCAGCAGGGACCGGCACAGCAGTCGGGACCGTACCCTCTGGTATCTCGCCTGCGTTGGTGAAGTTGGTCGAAGGTGCTCTCTCAGTTATTGAGAACGCAGACGCCCTCCCCACCTTCGCAATCGTCGCCTCCGATGTCTACCGTGAGCTCGCCCTCATCCAGACGAATAACGCGCTCGAGTTCCTCAACATGAGCCTGGGACTCGAAGACGGCGATCTTGCCGGTTTCCGCATTATCCCAAGCTCAACCCTCGACGCTGGAGACGTCCTGGTCGGTAGCCGCGACGCGATCAAAGTCCACGAGCTCGCCGGGTCTCCGATCCGTGTCAACGCTCTGGACATCGTCAAGGGTGGAGTCGACGAGGCCGTCTTCGGCTACGTCGCCGCGCGAATCGACGACGCCTCCGGGCTCGCTCGCATCATCAACGCAGCCTAACCAACCACCACTAGAGAAGGGGATCCGATGACGTACTTCTATACGGGAGATATCCCCGCAGCGGCGCTCATCGTGTCCCCTTCCCTAAATGGCGAACCCATTACGCTCCAGCCTCTCGACGACGTCGTCGTCCTGATGACCGACCCCTCCGGGGACGAGATCACCACGCTAACCGCCACGGTCGACGAGCAAGATATCGAGGTGACATTCCCGACCGTGTCAGTGTTTACAGAGACAGGGATCTACACTCTGACCGTTGTCATAGACCACTCACCTAACGCAGGCGGCGAAGGGATCCAACAAGCTGACCCTATCCGCCTGGTCGTCGATAGCAGCACCTCTCAATGGGCAACCCTCGCTCTCGCTAGGGATCAGTGGGTCGACGCCCGCGCAATCGACGACCCTATCCTCCACGACCTGCTGCAGCTAGCGCAGGACCAGGTTATCGAATACGCGCCGGTATTAGCAGATACCGCCCCGGTCCCTCTGCGCTACCGCCTCGCACAAGTGGCACAAGCCAAGAATGTTTACAACGGGTCTTTAGTGGACTCAGGCTCAGGGGACATTGGTAGCGACACCTTCCAGATCCGACCCTTCCCTCTGGACTGGCAGATCAAACAGATGCTCCGACCCCGCCGAGGCAAGCCGGTCGTGACATGAGCTCATTCCGCAAAGAGGCATCGGCGCAGCTACGCGCAGCACTCCCCAAAAAGTGGACCTTCATCGACGACGAGCGCTCCCTCAACGCGCTCTCGCGCCCGACGGTCGTCATGTCACAGCGCGACCTCGAGCCCTCCCTGATCGCTCCTCTCTCTTATATCTCGGCATCCTTCGCCGTCATTGTGCTCTCACAGCACACCGACCCCGTCGCAGCCGAAAACGCGCTCGACGACCTACTAGTCGAAACACTAAAAGCGATCGCCACGCTCCCCGGCCTCACCTGGACCAAGGCGACCAAAGTCGTCCACCAAGAGCGTCATATGGGATACGAAATCACGACCCTAGCAACCATCCAACTAGAAGACTAGAAAACAGGAGAAAACCCTAATGGCAATTATCACACCAGTCCCCCTCTACTTCGACGACGTGGTCCTCACCATCGACGGCAACGACTACGCTCCGGCCGCGTCACAGGCAAGCCTCGAACCTAACACCACGTCCACCGTGTTTCATGGCCTCAAGCCAGACGACAACTTCCCCGCGTCTTCGACCGACTGGAGCCTCACGCTCGCTTTCGTCCAGGACTGGGACTCCACCGCGTCCCTCGCCCGCTACCTATTCGCGAACCAAGGCTCCACGATCGCAACGACTCTCAAGCCTCGATCTGGCAGCGGCCCATCGTTCACGATGAACCTGCATATTGTCCCCGGATCCATTGGTGGGACGACACGCTCTCACGCGACGACCACCGTGACCCTTCCGCTCAAAGGGATCCCCACACTAGTCGAGGCCTAACATGTTGCACGTCTCCGCCCTGGCCTCGAGAGAGATCCAGCTATTGGTCCTTACGCTGAGGGAGGCAGAGCCGGAGATCCGCAAAGCGATCAACAAGGCGAGCAAGGACACGATCACCACGATCTGGAAGCAGCAGATCCTAGAGACCTCCAACGGCACCGGAGGGAAAACGCAAAAGGCACGAGTCAAATTGATAGCAAAGACAGCGAAGGTCACAGTGGGCAATAGGGGAGTGACACTGACAGCAGCGACCACCGGCAAGCCTCTATCGGGTGGCCTCTCTGGTAAGACAAACTGGCAGGCGCTCGAGTTTGGGGCGAGCGCAGAAAAGGCGACCGTCAGCTTTACCAACGGCGCAGGCACTACCTATACCCAAGTGCGAAACGTCTTTGCACAGCTCGACTTCCGCCGTAAAAAAGGGTATCTATTCTATCCCGCAGCACGAAAAGCGGTCCCTCGTATCCTTTCCCTATGGGTCCAAACCTCAGTGCGCACTCTCTTTGATCTAGTGGAAGGACGCCGCTGATGGTAGCTGGAGCACGACTAGACCTCACCACCGACACTAGCGATGTCAAAAGAGGCATGGGCGATATCGAAGACGCCCTCGACAAAGTAAGCGACGCCCTCGACGACGTCGGAAAAGACGGCGACGACGCCTCCGACAAGCTCGAGCGCAGCTTCTCTGACATGGCTCGCGAGACTAAAAAAGAAGCCCGCGACATGCAAAAAGACGTGGGCAAATCTTTCGACAAGATGGAAAAGCAAGGCGGCGAAGCCACAAAAAAGATGCAGCAGGACGGCACCCAAGAGGCAGAGCAGCTCGCTTCTAGTTTCGACGGATCCGCCGAGTCTATCGTCGACGGTTTCCAAGGTGCTGCCGCCTCAATGTTTGCAGGCTTCGGACCGCTGGGAGCAGCAGCAGGACTCGCCGCAGCCGCAGGCATCGGTCTGATAACAAAAGAATTGCAGGACGCGCAGGAGGAGGCAGACAACCTTGCAGCCGCGACCGACGAGATGGTAGCGCAAATGCTCGAGGCTGGGACTACTTTCGTCACCGAGCAGGACAAGCTCAATATGGTCGAGGCTTTGCTAGGGGACGCAGAAAAGCGCGCCGAGGCGCAGGAGTTTGCGGACAAGATTGGCATTCCCCTAGTCGAGTTTGCCGCAGGTATGTTCGATATTGGCGAAAAGCGCGAAATCGTCGAGGGCAAAATTGCAGAACATTATGACGATGAGGTCGCTCTAC